ATGGCAACAACAAAATTATTACTGCAGAAGCCTTACAAATCCGGTAGCAAAGTGCTTAATCCTGATCAAACAAGGCTTTATTTATTTTTGATACTTGATCGCAACCGAATTGTAAAGATCAAAACTGAGCATGTTATTTATCCTGTTGAATGGGATTTTAGACTTCAACAAAAGAAGGAATTAAAAGGCAACCTGGCAGGAACGCCGGAAGAAAATAAAATAATACAGGATTTTAATAAGGATCTCAGAAAATTGAAAGATGATATCCTGCTGCAATACCAGAAAGTTATAAAAGATCATCCTGACATGCCATTTCCTCAGGTTGCTCAAAGTCTGAAGGAATATGGCAAGACAAAAGAAATCCCTTTCCTGAATAAAGATAAAGATCTTTTTGAGGTCCTTGATGAATTCATATCATCGATGGAAGGGGAGGTTACACCTGGAACCATAAAGAAGTTTACAACTCTGAAAAACAGTTTAACAGAATTCGGTAAGGTGAATGAGAAATATTCTACTATTTCATTCAGTATGATTGATCATGCCTTTAAAGATGCTTTCACAAAGTACCTAAGGAACCAAAAGCCCCGGGGAAGACAGAAAACAAGGCCGGAAGGTTTTCAATTCGGTTTGTTGAACGACACCATCGGAAAATACATTGAGTGCCTGAAAACGTTCTGTAAGTGGGCTGAGGAACGAAATTATAATGCCAATGATACCTACAAAGAGTTTTCCAACTTCACCAAGGCAAACCGGAAGAGAAAGAAGCAAGGTCATGACATAGTTACTCTGACCCTGCAGGAGCTGAAACACTTTTACAATTTTGATTTTTCAAAGGTCAAGGATCTGACAGAGCAAAAACAGGAATCATATAGCCGGATCAGAGATCTGTTTTGTTTTGGTGCCTATACTGGCCAGAGATGGTCCGATATTGAGCGTCTCGATAAAGTTGAGATACATGATGACATATGGACCTTCACTGCATTCAAGACAAAGAAAGAAACTGAAATCGATTTAATAGGATATGCAGCACCGGCAATGGACATCCTTAAAAAATATGATTACCAATTGCCAAAGATATCCCTGCAGAAGTTTAATGATCTGTTGAAGGAGGCTGCTGCAGCTGCAGAAATAAATACTTTGATTAAAATAAGGCGCTATGTTGGTGATAAGGAAATAGAAATATCAAAACCAAAGTGTAAGTTTTTGGGGAGCCATGCAGCCAGGAAAACTTGTGTTTCCATCCTTCTGAATAACTACAATATGAACGTAACGCACGTTCTCGAGATAACCGGTCACTCTGATTTAAAGACCCTGCAGAAATACATAAATAAGGACCGGAAGGCCAGACGGGAAGCAATTAGCAAAACCAAGAGTATTAATGAACCAATGTCAGTCGTTAAATCAAAAGCGGTATGAAAAACAAAATAAATGATGAACCTGAAGAAAAGCCGGACTCATCAAAGGAAGATACCATCTTTGTAACTAGCCAGGATCAAGCTAATCAGATATATGAGGATATGAAAAACCGGGAAATTTCGGCTTTCAATCACAACTATAACGAGACAGAAAAAATGTTGAAAGAAGCTAGTAATAGACTTCATTCAACTAAGACACATACCCTTAAGGAGCTTGAAGATATTAAAGCCTTAATAACTGAATACATTGGTGTAATCAGAACAATAGTATCTACTCTGCCAGACAGAACCAGTTTTAAGGAGAACAAAAAGTTTATAGACAGGAACAAAGAATATAATAATGATGCCATAAAAAATCTTGAAACGCTCTCTGAAGTTGTAATAGACAGAATCAAAAGAAGAGAAGTAGCGCAGCTCGAGAAATTACCAAGATCTCTGAATTCAATATTGTCAGATGAGAATTTATTGAAATTGCGTTCCTTGTTAATTACCGGTGACTATATCTGCAACATTTCTGAATCTGATTTCACTTACCTATTCAGAGAACAGCCTTTAAAAGTGGGCGTGACTTCAATTCAATGGAAAAAATCGAAGGTTAAAGCTAAAAAGCTACTCAGTGTTATTATCGGGGAAAACTTCAGCAACCAGACTGCAAATAAGTGTTTTATACTTTACAAGAATCCTAAAGACAAAATTTTTGATAGTAATGTCAAATTGACTACCAGTTATCCAGACATTGACGGCATAATACGGCAATTGAAGTAAAGTATTTTCCGACCCTTAATAAAGCTCTGTTAAAATTCTAAATAACAGAGCTTTCCTGTTTTATTCCCGACCGCTAAAAGACTAATTCCGACCCATGTCAGGTCAGAATAAATGACTGAAAATCAGTGTCTTGGTTGTCTATTGTTGCCTATTTTTAACAACGTAATCAAAATAGACAATATGACAACATCAACTATTCTTGAAAATGTATCAACTGACGAACTGAAAAACTTAATCAGTGATTCTGTCAGGACTGAACTTTCTAAAATCCTGCCCAATTCTGGAACAACCCCCGTTGACACTGGACCTGAACAACCAATTTCCCAACCGGAAGCTGTAAAATTCCTTGGAAAATCCCGGCAGACACTAACTGCATGGCGAAAGAAAGGAATCATTAAAGCCCACACCCTGGGCGGCCGCGTCTACTTCCTAAAATCTGAATTATTACAGGCTTTAAAATCAGTGTAGCCGTATGTCAGCTACGCTATACTTTTATAACGAGCAGAATATAAGACAGATGGAAAATGAGAGAATAAAATATGGAAACCCACAGGAAACAAACACAAAACTTAATAAAAAATGGAAACAATAACAGCTTACAGGTGTAGCAGTTTATTCTGCTCTAAAATTTACGACAATAAAAAACAGGCAAGGGCACATGAGAAGGCGTGTTATCGCAACCCGGAAACCAAAAGTTGTGCGACCTGCCAGAATCTTGAATATGATGGTGAAAAACAGTCGTGTTCTCAGGGTATTTCTTTTGGGGGAAAGAAGCTCAAAACCGGATGCGAAAAGCATGTTGTTCATGATGATTATAAAATCGATTAGCTCAACTCACATGGAATCTGATACAAAACAAAAGCATAAGTCTGAAAGCCTTAAACATCTCAAGGATCTTGCCATTGCTCACAGCCGGACCCTTCATCCGACCCTGCCTGATTATGCAAGAACTATTCCTAATTATTCTGACAGCTCGGCCAATGCTTTGACCCGTGCTATAATTGATTTTTTAAGATTCTCAGGATTTCAAGCTGAGAGAATTAACTGCATAGGGAAAATGGTTGATAATACCCAAATCATGACTGATGTTCTGGGGGACAGGAGGTCAATTGGATCAGTGAAATGGCTTCCCTCTTCCGGCCAAAAAGGGACGGCGGATATCTCTTCTGTTATTTTTGGACGGGCTGTCAAAATTGAAATTAAGATTGGAAAGGACCGGCAGTCAGAAGATCAAAAAAAGTATCAGTCTGATATCGAAAGAGCCGGCGGCTTGTATTGGCTAGTAAAGACATTCGATCAGTTTATTGACCTCTATAATGAATTATTGTAATGGAGAAGAAAGTTGAAATCCCTAAGTGCGATATCAATAAGAATGTAGCACTTCAAAAACTAAGAATTAACCCATTATCTGAACTTTCCGAACCGCCTGTTTATGGTATGATCGGAGGCAAACCATCAATGACAGCCGGAAACTTTTGTCTTTTATGTGGTAAAGCAAAGTCAGGGAAAACATGGACCTTGATGACAATCACAGCAGCCCTCATAAACAATAGCCTACAGTTAAATAATATTAGGGGATGCCTCCCGGACAATAAAAGGAATGTTCTCTATTTCGATACAGAACAAAGTACGTTTCATGCAACCCGGACAATAAAGAGGGTCTGTAAATTGACCAATGATCCAAATCCGGGAAACCTTTTAGCATATGGTCTGAGGCCATTAACACCAGCTGAGAGATTGGTGGTTATCGAAGATGCGATTAACACGACGGAGAATCTTGGCGCTGTAATAATTGATGGAATTCGGGATCTTCTTACAATGGGAATAAATGATGAACAGGAGGCCACAAGTTTAACAAGTAAGTTTCTTAAATGGACCGCTGAATTTAATATTCACCTTGTGATTGTCCTGCATCAAAATAAAAATGACCTCAATGCCAGGGGGCATGTTGGTACTGAGGTATTAAACAAAGCTGAAACTATTATAAGCGTAACTAAAGATAAGAAACATGACATTTATGTCATCTCATGTGATGAAGGCAGGGACATAACTTTTGAGGATTTTGCTTTTATGATTATTGATGGATTGCCTGTCGCTTCAGATATGCCTGAAGAGGGGCAAGTGAAAGGCAAGAATCCACAAAATTTTAGTGACAAAGATCATCTGGGATTATTGGATCAGATCTTTGCTGAATCTAAAAAAATCGACGGGGAAACACTCGAAAGAGGAATCACTTATAATTATTCTATCGGAATAGTTAAGAGCAGGGATTTTATTACCCATTTCCTCATGAAACAATGGGTAAAAAAAGAGAGAGAAGGAAAAAGAATTTTTTATGTATACCAGAGAGCCACATTTTAAACGATCGATGGACATACGTTCGATAGATACCCCTATATATAGGGGGTATCATATCTATCAAACGTTCGGACGTTCGACAAATACGTTCGACATCAAAGGTCATCAAACGTTCATAAACCGATGAATAACAGTATATTAAATATAAAAATATCCTGTTTTGAGAACTGCCAAAGTACAGTTCCGAAGGAAATCAATCTTTTGACTTGGTTAACGAGTGAAAAATACCGGGAAAAGGTAGTTTCATTACGGTCCATTCAGGATGAAAATCTACAGAAGGTTATAAAGGCTTCACTCCCGGCAATTACCCCTTCCGGCTTATTCTCATATCGTGCCGAAAAGGACATGATTGAGCATTCAGGTTTTCTGGCATTCGATATCGATTTTAAAGACAATCAGCATATAACCAATTTTGACGACCTGAAAGAACAGGTTTCCCATATTCATAATGTTGCCTATTGCGGCTTGTCTGTCAGAGGTCACGGCTTCTGGGGATTAGTACCAATTCCTAAAAGTACTCCTGAGGAACATAAACAGAGATTCTTGGCACTCGCAACAGATTTTAAAGAGTTTGGTATCAACCTGGATAAATCCGGAAAAGATGTATGTCGACTAAGAATCTACAGCTGGGATCCGGCAGCTTATTTTAATCACGAGGCTAAGCTTTATACAAAACAACAAAAGCCTCAACCGAGTCGAACCGGCCCCGCAACAATAAGCGATAACAGAGAGAAGATAGAATCCATTATTTCACAAATAAAGGCAAGCAAAATTGACATTACAGAAAATTATGAAAACTGGCTGAAAATAGGATCAGCCCTTGAAAACGAATTCGGAGAAGGGGGAAGAGGTTACTTTCATGCAGCAAGCCGGTTCAATTCAAATTATATCGCATCTGAAACAGACCGCATGTTTGATAGTGCGATGAAGCATAATAATGGAAAGGTATCAATTGGATCGTTCTTTAAAATTGCCTCTGACTATGGAATTAAATTAAAACCGGATCAATCATCTAATCATTTCACCCCCACTATTTCAATCAATACCGGGAAGGAAATATCTGAAAAACCTTTGCCCTCTCCTGTGACAACCATGCAGAAAGTTGAGAAGGTAATCACACCCGGGATTTGGTCGAATGAAATTGAAGAACTACAGCAATTTTTTAAGAGCATTAAATTACCTGAAAGGATAAAGTTAGATCAATGTAGCACCATAACTGATGTGCCGCTATTTGTGGAGACTCATTTATCGATACTGAGGGCTCAGAATGGTCATCAACGGTATTTGCCTTACAAGGAACGACTAGTTCTCTTAAGATCGTTGTTGAATAAAAACTAACAGACATGGCCAGAAAATGTAAAAAAATAATTCTGACAAAGAAGAAAACAACGGTTGAATTCCGGGATGTTGACGGATGGTTATTTGAATTGAGGTACCTGGTTCGTGGCAAAGAAACTTATAACTGTCAGATCATAAAAACAGATGTTCCCGGCAGGATTGAACGGCTGAAAAGAGAAGGATTTTCTGATGATCAGTATAGCGCATACGCCGCTAAACATTGCTAATCATATGTATTGAATATCAGGTATATAACTATCATAACTACTCATGTTTGGAAGCATATTGGAAATTAAGTTCAATAAGTTTTTAATAAACGTACGTACGAAAGCTAGGTTTTACCTTGATCTGAATGTAACTTTAAATAAAAAACAAAACAAGAATGGTAACAAAATCAAAGCGCATTGACTTGAGGGCTTCCGAGAAAAACGAAAAGGACCTTCAACTTGCATCTGAAAAAACCGGAGAAAAAACAATCACAGGGACTATTTTCAAAAGCGTGGAACAGGTTGCCAATATGGAACTCTATTCCGTTAAGGAATTCCTTTTAAGAGATCTTACTGCAGTCTATAGGCTTGCACTGCAGTATCTCAAGAATATTGCAGCAGAATACAGTTCTTTAAGTATTGGACCCATTACAATGGCCGAGCTTCAACAAATTACTGATAGAAATTTCACCGATATCAAAAAAAGGTTTTACGCAACAATTGAGAGCGATGTCTCGAATGTAAAAAGCGAAATTGTCAGGGCTAACCTATTGGACGGAGTTGGGCAAACGTTCGATGAATTTAAGAAAAACAGCGTGCGTAATATTTCAGACTTCCAGGCTGTTGGATCTTTAGGGGGGAAGTCCTTCCAGATGGAAATTCAATATTATACTTTTTCAGACGGTATAATTTCATTCTTAGACTCTGACCGGGAAAGGCTGAAGCAGAAGTATTGCTGCATTTATTTGGATATTCCTGCAAAAGAAAAATATATTCAGCTTTTGGAAGAGACATTCACGGGCTTGTGTGAGCTTAAGAAAATGTTAGTTGAAAACAATGTCGGCCTTTTATTTTCGATACCTGGCGAACAGGTAGGTATGTTTGATGAAAACGATCATGACATTGTAATTGCAGACGGAAGGGAATGGGTAGAATTTATTAAAGAATAATCGATATGGCAGAAAATGAAAATGAATCAGGCGAACCTGAAAACGTCAACAGCAAAAAAGTTGAAATAACTGATCAGGATATTAAGAATTACCTGAGCGAAAAGTTTGATGTTCACCCCCTACCTGGTGAAAATGTCCGGAAAAAAACTACAGCGGAAATGTTGAATGATATTGAAAATCACAAATAAACATGGAAAGAAAACCTCCAATAAGATTGTACAAATGCTGTGAGCTGATACTCGAGGACATTGTTGGTGGTGGTGTAGTCGCAAAAGCCGATTTTAAAGCCACTTCAATCGAAATGAAAGAGGGTGCCTTATTAGGAGTTGATAACCTTGGTATCTATCATCTCGTTAAATCAGGAAAAGCATGGTCCCCCGCTGCAAGCGGTGCAACAACTGTGAAGATTTACCCAAACAATGAATTCAAGGTCGGTAATATCCTGATCAATTCTATAAAGACGGGTACCTCGAGAATGATAACCGCCATTAATGAATTAGACTTCAGTTATAATGAGATTACTCTTGCAGGTCCTTTGAATGTTGCTGTTAATGTCGGTGATATCTTGATTGAAGTATCAGCATCCGGTCAAACCGGTGCCGGGGCAGTACTTTCTTATCCTCCTGTAGCTGTTGCAATAGCATCAGATCCGGTAAACTTGTTAACGGGCAATACCGGATGCGGCCTTATGGTCCGTGGCCGGGTTAATACAGAACTTATGCAATATTCGATTGATGATAATATTAAGGCTCTGCTTCCTCTTATTCGATTCGTATAAATAGAAAAGTGAATTATGGCAGCCCCAAAGCACAATAAATTTTGGAAACTCAGAAGCCGGCACGGAAGAGAAAAGTTATTTGCAACCCCTGAAATACTTTGGAAGGCTGCATGTGAATATTTTCAGTGGTGCGTGGATAATCCTTTGTTTGAAGAAAAAGGGTTTGCATATCAGGGAACTGTAACAAAAGAAAGTTTTGCTAAAATGCGTGCAATGACTTTATCTCAATTGTGTTTTTATCTTCATTGTAACGAGGGATATTTTCGAACATTTAAAGCACAACTGCCAACTGGCGAGCAAGATTTTAACACGGTCATTGACAATATTGAAACTGTGATCTATAATCAGAAGTTCCAGGGAGCTGCAGCGGACCTGTTAAATGCTAATATTATTAGTCGTGAGTTAGGGCTTACCGATAAAACTGAGCTTTCTGGGAAACTTGATGTTACGAAAATGTCTGATGATCAGTTGGATGCAATTATTGATCGATTATCTAAACAACACGAAAATGATAAAAAAGATTAGTGAACTGAATCGTGAAGAGAAGATTTTATTGCTTCAGGCATTTGAAAACCGAGAAGTTGAAAGAAAGGTAATAGGGAAAAATACATTTTGTGCAACTGAATATCAGGATTATTTTTTGGGTCTTATCCTTTCCAGCAGCCAGGAGAAAACAGAAGATAATGAAACAATTGTCATTTGTTTAGGCCCGGCACGAACAGCCCGGGATCTTATGACTAAGGTCGGAAGTATTGAAGTTGTGAACGGAGCCGGTGAAGTTTCCGAGATATTAAAAATGACAAAGGACAATTTTGTGTAAATGGCAATAATGGTAGCGTACCCGTCGCTATATATATGTATTGATAATCAAGTATATAATAAATTTTGATCAAAGTAAAAGGAAATATATTGGAAACAAACAGACCATAAAGAATCAATCCATGAAGATACCACTTAACAGATCACATTGAAAATAAAACTCTTGAAAGCCGTTTTATCAGGCACTTTTGACAAATGGGAGCTCGATTTCAATAAGTTTATTATATCATTTTCATCATTCTTAAAGCAATGAGTATCAGAGGATGTAAATTTGATTTATTATGAAAATCGCAGAGAAAAAATCTAAGGGACCATGTTCATTTGAGGAAACAATAGTCGAGGGTGTTCGGAGGGGTTACCTGACCGTTGCTGAAGGTGAAATTTGTATGATGGTAGGACTTATTCCGGAGGCTCTGTTAAAAAAGATTGAGGAAAGAATAAAATTGGATCCCAGGGCTGATATTCGTGGTAGCTATAAAATTGCTTCAACTCAGGAGCACATGAAACAGTTTTTGAAAATCAGATTTTTAATTAATTCTTCCGTGAGAAATTAATATTATAAAAACAAAATAAGGTGGGTATCACTTGCAACATAACGCCAGACGACCTTGAAGCTGAACTTAATAGGCAAAAGGGAGAAATCTATAAAAGGATTCTGAATGCTTTCATTACAGCCGGTGAGGACTTTGTTATTAATGCCAGGGGACAGATGCAAGATCATGCCATGGGTCAATATAAGGACGTAACAAAGAATCTCCGTAACTCAATTCAGTACTTCGTTTTTTATAACGGAGAACTGGTAAAGGCCGGTGATTCTGAGTTCTCTTCCACAAACATGGCAATTGTCCGGGATCAGGTTAAGCCCACAGGCTTTCAGCTTATTGGCATTGCAGGGATGAATTACGCATCATACGTCGAGTCGAAAGGGTACAACGTCATTTCATATCAGGCAGATATTTGTCTGGTTGACCTGGCCGGGTATCTTGAGAACCTTGAACAGATCGGGAAGGGAACGGCCGCAAGTATTGAGGATTCGTTTTTACCTGATGATCTGCCGGCAAACTTTTACATAAAGGATTAATAATAAAAAATTTAAAGTCATGAGTAGTATTACATTTGATGCCGATTTTCAGATAGACAAACTTGAAGCAGGAATCAAGAAGTCAGAAAAGACTATTGATGCATGGGTTATGGAATCTATTATCAGGGTTCGAAAACTCGAAGATGAGATCAATACTCTTAATCGGACAATTGAAAAGACTCCAAATGGCGGTGGAGTTGCAAAACTTGTTGATGAATGGAAACAAAAATCTGCTGAGTTAGGTAAGGAGACTGCAAGGTTAACCGAGTTACAAAAGGAAGAGACTACTCAGATATCACAAACTGAGGGTGCGCAGAAAGGAGTAATAGGTTCCCTTATTGAATGGGGGCAGAGGTTAGGCATTGTAACTGCAGCCATTACTTTTTTTAAGGCCGTAATTGCTTCTTCAAACGCGATGACAGATGAATTTACATTCTCGGTTGATGGAGCAAAAGGGGCATTACAACAGTTCTTTCAGGTATTTTCAACCGGGGCAGGTCAGACAGGCAACCCGATTGCAAACATGATAAAGGGATTTAAAGGAGCAAAGGAATTATCTCAGGCCGTTGATATGTATAATGATTCAATGAAAGCCAACCAGGTCCTTAATGCTCAAGAAATTGAAACGCTAAAACAAAAAGAAACAATATACCGTAATGCTTCTAATTCTGCTACAGAGCGTAAAAAGGCTCTTGATGAGTGGATTGTTATAAAAAAAGCTGCAGCAGCAAGGGAATTAAAGATTGAACAGGATCTTAACGAGGCATTAAAAACCGAAATAAAGAATAGGCCTAATCTGAAAGGACTCACCGATAAAGAGATTGGTAATTACGCTACAATGTATGCCACCAATCCGGAATTAATGCAAAAGGCAGGGCAGCTTTCAAAGATATTCAATAGTGCTCAGGATTGGGACACTGCTGCAAAAGTTGAGAAACTTAAAAATGAGATTGAAGCCTTATTACCTGCAGGCTTGACATTTGATTCATTAATGTCATCCATACGAATTAATTCAGCACTAAACGGAAAACAGATTGATGCTTTACGTGAATCTTATAAACGACTGGCAACAGCACAAGGAGGGGGCGCAACTGTTGAAGCTGAGACAGCCAGATGGATGGGATCAATAGTTAATAAAGGACTGGCAGTAGAAAAAAAGCTCAATGATATTAAAACAAAGATTGATGCGTTAAAAGACAAACTCGCCACCGCAGATGAAAATGAAAGAAAGGGAATTGCAGATAAGATAGTTTTACTTGAAAGAGAACTAGATGTTCAGGATAAAATTGTTAAACAAGCTATTTTAGCTTCACAAATGCAAGGCATCATTCCTTTTTCAGTTCAAACAACCCAAATAAAGGCACCCACTTTTGGTATTCACGGGGCAAAACAACCATCAGATAAAAAAACACGTGCTGATCTTGAAAAGGAATATGGCTCTTTGGCATTGGGCCCAGATAGTAAAGATCATGTCGTTGAAGTTACTGAAGCAGAGAAAAAATTAAATGATCAACTCGAGAAAACCAAAAAACTTCAAATGCAAATTGCCGAATTGTTTGCTGATGTTACTTCTCAGTTAGTTGAACAATCTGGACTGAGTGAGCAAAATGCAGGAATAGTGAAGGGAATGCTCGGGGTTATGATGACCGCTGCGAATGCATGGGACGAAAAGACACAGACAACAAAACTTTCATCATTCGACACCATGTCGATAGCCATGACGGTTGTATCATCAATTGCTTCAGCACTTCCGGACAAAGGCAAGAAATATGCGGCTGAGATTGAAAATATAAATAAACTTCTTGAAAGACAGGCTCGGTTAGTGACATTGGCTGCAGAACAAACCGGTGGTGAAGTTGAAACCAGGCAGAAGGAAATTGATTCACTAAGGCAGCAAAATCAGGAATATTTGAATATGGCCTCTTATTATGCTTCAAAACAGCAATGGGATAAGACTGATGAGGCGATGAACAATTTCATGGCCGGTCTTGAACTTGTAAAGCAGAAAGAGGAAGAGTTAAATACTGTCATGCGCGGGGGCATAACATCAGGCATAATTTCAGATGCAATTTCTCAGGGATTTCAGGAAGGCAAAACAAGTGTAGATGATTTTGCCGATTATATGAATAATATTCTCTTGAATGCTGTGATGAATGTTTTCAAACAGGATCTTTTGGCTGACATAACGAATAGTGGGGTCCTTGACTACATTAAAAATGCAATGGCCGATAAGATATTAACGCCCGAAGAAAAAGCAAATATTGATAGTCAGATTGCAGCAATAGGAACGGCGAATCAGGAACTTTGGAACGGACTCACAGGTTCGCTCAATCTTGGTGCTAATGCAGCAAAACCCGGCTTATCAGGTCAGATAGCAGCACAAATGTCGGAAGACACTGCATCAGAATTATCGGGGTTATTCAGAAGATTTGCGGATGATGAAAGATTGGTAAGGGATTATTCAAAAATGGGTGTAAACCACCTCATGAATATCGAAGTGAATACCTATAATACTGTATTAAGGCTCGATACTGCAATTGTCGAACTCAGGAATATTGTTACAAATACTAAACCTTTATACACAGGAACATTAGGATAATGGCAAAGAAAGAAACTAAATACAGAGTTTTTGGCCTGAGAAATGATGATCATTCAATTCCAAGCTATAGTGAAAGGGAACCAGGGGACCCGATTATTAAGATAGGATTCGTTGATATTGATCGTACAATATTTAAAAAGACTGCAAAGGAAAAAGAGATCCTGAAGCTGGCAAAGCTGCAGGCTAAAAGATAAGTGACTGAATCTTAGATTTGAGGGGGGTCTACTGCTTTAACCAGAAGCAGGATCCCCCATTGTTTTGAATTTAGAGTGTCCAAATTTGGACTGTCCTCATTAAAGGGCTGAATTCACAGCCTTCCTCTTTTTACTCCTTCAGATTTTTATTTTCTTCAACCAGCGAATCAAAGAGTATCTTTTTGCCGGTAGTGTCAGCAATATGTTTTTCCATTATGGATTCTTGACTCTGGGCCCAGTCGGCCAAAAGGAAAATAGCATCGCAGCTGGCAAGTACCTCATTTCGTCTAGAAGGATCTATTTTAAGTGGATTAATAGGGATATGATTATTGTTTTTCAAATAAACTTCAGCGTCCTCAAATTTAAACTTTGTTTGGGGGAGTCCTGATGTATCTCCGGAGATATAAACCTTCATAATGATTTTCGATTGTTAGACTTTATAAAGTTACAAAACTTTTGAAATTAGAAGCGTTTTAGCTTAAAAAAAGCCCCCAGCAACTCACCGGGGGCAGACTCAAATGATGTTCAAATCAAGTGTTGTTTCTCTTTCCATTTTTCAAAGGAACCCATTAAGTTGTGATTTAGGAGATAATTACAAAGGTAGTTGCTTGCCAGTTGTTCTATTTTAAATTCAATCGCGGGAGCAAGCTTGCTCTGATGCAAAAATTCAAGAATTGTATTCTTTGAGTTTTTTTCTAATACGGTACGGCTTCTAAGCCTGGTTACTTTTTCTTTATTCATGGCTGCCTGGATTAACTGTTATATTCATCTGAGATATCAATCAAAGCTCCTTTCATAGGCTCAGAATTGATCAGGATTAATCCTTCGGCATTTTCACCTCCTGACATGATAGCCTCTTGAAGATCGTCCGTTAAATCATCAAATATCATCTGGATACCGCGTTTCTCATCTTGTAGTTTTTCTCTTATACTTCTGATTAAATACGGTAAATCGGTCCGATACTTACACCTTTTGTCTTCCAGGTACCCGGCAGCGTCCTGTAATGTGTGCAATACGGCCCAAACATCGTGCAGGGAGTTTGTATTACTGTCAATTGTCTCGGCAATTTTCCGGATCATTTCTGATTTTTGTTCTTTATCTGTCTTTTCCATATAACGAAGTTTTAATTATTACTCTGACAAATTTCCGAATAAAATATTTAACAATTACTATTTGAAATGATCTTTCTTTTATTTAACTTAGTGATTAATATATAGTTACAGTATCACAGTGATACGGATATGTTAAGAAATGTTAATCAGAATACTTGTCCTAACTTGTCAATATGACGAAATGTGACACTATAAAAAGGGAAATGTCAACAGATGTCTACACTATAAAAAAGAATTTTATTCAAGTTACTTGACTTTGTCCTTGGCAGATCATAAATTAGCTCTGTCAATAACATGACAGGGGACCGGTAGCACGAATCCCCGCAGCGAGGCCCCTGGAGAAATCCGGGGGTTTTGCTATTTATGGTTTAAGAACTGAGTTATAAAATAAGTTATTAAAGCGGCAAGGAACGGTGAGATAATGAGTATAGCCCAAAAGTACCTATTCTTAAAAAAATCTCTTTTAATGTTCGCTGTTTGAATTTCATCAATTGTTTTTTTCCGTTGAAATAGTTTAATGATCTTGTTTGCAAAATTATTCACTTTTTCAATAGGGAGGAGGGGTACTTTTTCTCCATCCAGAGCTTCAATTGAATAAAAAAAACTCTTTTTTGCCCGAAAAGATCTTTTTAATTTCAAAATCTCCCTCTTAGTCAATACTTCATCTTTCGTATGGCGAACATGCAATGGATCATTTTTATATCCATAAGTATAAATAATCCGATACTTTTTCAT